TTGCCTTCGACAATAACCTTCTGCAAAGCTTTGTACTCTTTTTTCTCTCTGAAGTTAAAGTCTTGACTAGTTGAAGAACTTTTCGCAAGTTCAACTTCAAAATCTTTGACTCTTTCTTCCAAGTCAAGTCTGGATTTTCTTTCTTCGCTAAGATCAGCGATGACCTTTTGATGCTTTTTCTCACTTGCTTCGAGAACAACATCAGTTTTTTCTTGCATCTCTTTTAATTCAGATGCGGTCGCTGCCCCTTTTTGGAACTTTTCATGCTTTTCTCGCAACTCAGTGATTGCTGCTTTTACATCTTCTGGGGTGACTTCTTTTTTATCTTTTTCAAGCATTTTACCTCCAAATTATTGTTATTTAATTGATTTTAATGATTCCAAAACTTCATCCCATTTGTTTTCTTTTTGTACAACTTCACGTTGTTCTTCTGCTTCGCCTCTAGCCAAGCCAGATTTAACAAATGAAACCAACATCTTTGCATGTTTTCTACTGGTCTTTATTCCAGTACAGAATAACTTCTCCATTGATCTTTCGTCAAGTGCATCGAAAGCATCGACTCTAAATGCCTTCTTGTCGTCAAAAGGAGAGTCAAGGCCCATTTTTTTATAATACCCAGAAAGAGTCTTTATGATTCCGTTTATATCATCAAGAGGCAAATAAACAGGGTATTTCGTGCTTTGAATCGAAGCTGCTGCTGAAAAGATAGCCCTTGGAATAATAGTAAGCGTTCCACCAATAATGTCCGCAATAAGGAATTCGTATGAATAAGACTCTTCCATCGTCTCTTCATCGTGCCACAAGAATGCTTTTTTAAACTTATCTTGGATCTCTTTATCGTTTAACCCACCATCTTTGGCTCCGGCCCATTCTTTGACTCTTTCGTAAGCTTCATAAGAGTTCCATGGTGCTTGGCGATCAGCAATTGGGATTTCATTTTGAATTGACATTGCAGACTTCGTTTTTACACTCGCTCGGTCGTTCATTGGGATCGTCACTAAAGATCCTTCCCATAAGTATAATTTGTTCAAGTGTCGGACACCATCGATCATCTCAGATCCACCTTCATAAACAGAGAATCCAATTGACATGCTCTTGATCGACCCGATTTCCATTTGCGGAATGATCCGGCCACTCACAAGGACATCTTTTTTTGGCATTTTCCCATGGACATAAAGTCCGATTTTATCATCTGTAATAGATGGGAAGATCCCAAGAGGCTCATCTGTCTTGTGAGACCAAAACAATGCTGGCTGATGTTCTTTTAACGACTCTGTGAAAGCCCCTTTGTTTACGACATCTCCACCACGATCAATATTGCCATAAGTGGACAAATAGCCTTCAAAATGAAAGTATTTTTCGTCTTCATAGAATTTCTTAACTTCAAAGCTAAATGTTTTATATTCTTTTTTATTTAATTTTTCAGTCATATAATCCTATGTATCGTTGTTGTCATCAGTTTTAATGTCAGTGCCAGCAGGAATTAAATTTTGGTTCTGATATAGGATGTTACCACCATCAATAGGTTCTCTTCCAGGCAATAGCGACCTCAACTCGTTTGTGGTTTCAACTCCGATTTTTTTCCTGACTTCGACTTCTTCAATCTTTCTTCTCTTTAATGGACCGATAGATTCAGGGTTATAAGTCAACCTTGTTGTGTTCGGGTCCAAGTTAAACCTTGGCATAAGGAAATTGGTCAATCCTGAAAATAATAAATCGGCGGTTGGAAGAACAGCTCCATCATAAAAACTCCCAACTCCAGTCGCAACATTGTTGAATGTGCTTGCTTTGGTTGTGACTAATGGCAAAGGGATTTTATACCTTAAATAAATTGCATTTGAGGCCAGGGTCTCTAAATTCCCATAGTCCATATCTTTGTTGTTTATCCCAAACTCTTTCATGTGAGAAACTTCAGCATTCGAGATTACTCCAATTTTCCCAGCATTTTGTGGGCCGGAGTATTGTTCGTTTATTCTTTGGACTCTTTCTTGATGTTCATCATCGGTGATCCCATCTTCATCGTTTATGGCTATCATCAAAGAAAGCCTTCCACCATTGTCTAATAGTTTTAAGTTGTGATATTTCCCTTTTATAATCTGTTTAGCCTCGTTTGCAGCAGCTTGTAAAGGAGAGTCAGATCGTGTCTTGTCTGTCCCAGACATATACCCTCGAATATGGAAAAGCTCTTTTAAAACACCATCATAGAATCTATAATCGTTCATTTTAGACTCATCTCGATTGAAACTCCCTCTTACTGGCCCGATTGGAACAAGATAAGTTTGAGGGAATCTGTCAACCGCATTTTGCATAACAGAAATGTCTTGGATCTGGGCCGGCCAAACTGACAAAGGTTGTCTTCTGACATTCCCGACAGATGTTAAGATCACGTCATGGGTCAGAAGATAATTTCTTGCGATTGTCCCAATAAAATTCTGCCACATGTCGATTCCATTAGGTTTCTTCAAAAACCTAATCATCTCATGGTCGGTTATGAGTTTCCCATTCTCGTCTTCGATAACTGGATCGAACTGCTCAATAGCGTCTGCGATCATGTCAACGGCAGTTGCAACAGACGATGTATTTTTGTAAAACTCGGCTGCTTTGCTGGCTGTTATTGTCTCGCCAGTGAGGACACTTTCAAGAAAAGAACCTTTGACAATAGATGAATAACTTTTTGCTTCAGAAACATGAACTTGCTTTTCAACAACAGGTGGTTGTTTTGTGAGCCAAGTTGATGGCTTAAATAAACTCATTATATCAACACTTTTGAATGAGTTTTAGGCCAATAAACCATCATAATTGCATCTGCTTTATTTGGTGATTTCGACCCATCAGGTTTTTTATCAATGACCATTTTCCCTGCTCCATTTATCGAATACGTTGGTTGAGAAATCTCTTTTACAATTTCATGAATCTCTGGTATTTCAGAGCTTAAACTAATTAGCTCATCTTCTGGGAAAGAATCACCATTTTCAATAACTTTGTAAGTTTTTTCAAACCTCGTTCTTAAAGCCCACCATCCTTGGGCTTTTAAATTTGCATAAAAATCTTTATTCCTTGGAGAGTTTTTGTCTCCTTTAATAACCCTTGCTTTTGGGTGCAACGGACTAGAAGCTGCGTTCCAAGGTAATATCTCGAAATTAGAGGATAACTTCTTTTCTGAGATTAGTCTATTAGTTTCTGATTTTACACCGGCTCCAACTCCAATACTATCATATTGGAAAGCAAACGCTTTCTCTCTTTCGCAATAATGTATCGCTTTTCTTGTGGCTTTACCAACGTCTCCGACTGCCCAATCATACACTTTTCTTAAGAGTACGGACTTTCTAATCGCTAATGCATGTTTATCACGCCCTTCATCTGCGACATCAAAAGCAGAATACATCTTGCCTTCGATTTCAAAACCGATTTTGATATGTGCGTCTATGGCAGCTTTAACCCATTTTCCTGGGATTAAAACCCCTTCAACGGCTGCTGAAGCATCTCTATCGACTTCTTGAGCGAATAAATGCAACAGTCCTTCTTTTTCCGCTTTGGCTCTTTTTTTGTTGTACCATTCTTGAGTTTTAAACGGATGGTCTTTCCAATCAAAAATAAAAACCCATGTTGTCCCAAGTTCCATTATTTTCCCGGGCGACCAATGATCCCCTGAATCAACTTTTCTTTGGAAAACTGTGCTTGGTCCGCAAACCGATGAGATGTCAATTTGGACATCTGTGTTTTCCATTAATGCAGCTTCAATCCGATCCGGCCTTTCGTAATGTGCGGACTCATCTTTGAAATATATGGTTTTTCTTCCACCTCTCCCAATTGCATCCCCAGCTTCCCCTGTGATCGTTGCTTCGTTTTCTGGGTTGATGATCAGCATGAAAGAGACATGTTTCGTCTCATTAAACCCTTCAGGTTTGAAAAAAGATGGGAGGCCATTTATGACCATCCGAATCTTTTCAAAGATGCTGTCAGGATCTCCAAGCTTATCGACCAGACTCTCTTTCCTACTCCCCCAGCCAACAGAGGACCCCGGCATGAACAACCACATCCAGACAGAAAAGTTTACTCCAAGCCAAGTGAGACCGGC